ATGCAGGGCATGAGCGAGCGCCAGTACGCGTCCCATGTCGGCTTGTCGCGGGGCGCGATCCAGAAGGCGAAGACTTCCGGAAGGCTCGTCCTTCATGCCGACGGTTCGATCGATGCGCGGGCCAGCGATGCGCGCCGCGCGTCGACGACCGACCCCTCGAAGCAGCGTCGGGATGGCGGCGAAGCCAAGCTGAAGCCCGTCCCCGATGCGGCCTTGTCCGCCGTCGGCGACACGCTGCGCGAAAGCGGCATCGCGCCATCGCCGGCCGGCGGCGGGACCACGTTCCTCCAGGCCAAGACCGCCAACGAGGTGCTGAAGGCTCAGGAACGGCGTCTGCGTCTGCAGCGCATGAAGGGCGAGGTCATCGACCGTGCGCGGGCGACGGCGCTCGTCTTTCGACTGGCGCGAGAGGAGCGCGATGCGTGGGCGAACTGGCCCGCACGGATCGCGGCGCTGATGGCGGCGGAGCTCGGCCTCGAAGCGCACGCGATGCAGAAGGTTCTGGAGACCCATGTCCGAGGGCACCTCGCCGATCTCGCCGAGGTCGCCACAGACTTCCGATGAGCTGCTCGCCTTCGAAGGCGTCGATGCGCTCGTCCAGGCCTGGCGCGATGGGCTGACGCCCGATCCTGCGCTCACTGTCTCGGAATGGGCGGATCGGCATCGGTTCCTGAGCCCGCGCGCTTCGGCCGAGCCGGGGCGCTATCGCACGGATCGCACGCCCTACATGCGCGCCATCATGGATGCGCTGTCGCCCGGCAACGCCGCGCGCCGCATCGTCTTCATGAAGGCGGCGCAGGTCGGCGCGACCGAAGCCGGCAACAACTGGATCGGCTACGTCATCCACCATGCGCCGGGGCCCATGCTCGCGGTCCAGCCGACGGTGGAACTCGCCAAGCGCTTTTCGCGTCAGCGCATCGACCCGCTGATCGCGGAAAGCCCGGTGCTGCGCGAGCGCGTCAAGCCGCAGCGCTCGCGAGACGCCGGCAACACGGTCCTGTCGAAGGAATTCCCGGCGGGGCTTCTGGTGATCACCGGAGCGAACAGCGCAGTCGGCCTGCGCTCCATGCCGGCGCGCTACCTGTTTCTCGACGAGGTCGACGCCTATCCGCCATCCGCAGACGAGGAGGGAGACCCTGTCGCGCTCGCGGAGGCCCGCACGCGCACTTTCTCCTGGCGCTCGAAGGTCTTCCTGACATCGACGCCTACGATCCACGGCATTTCGCGGATCGAGCGCGAGTTCGAAGCGAGCGACCAGCGGCGCTACTTCGTAGCGTGCCCGCATTGCGATCACCGCCAGTGGCTCCGCTTCGAGCGTCTGCGCTGGGAGAAGGGTCAGCCGCATACGGCGCACTACTCTTGCGAAGCCTGTGAGGGCCGGATCGAGGAGCATCACAAGACGACCCTGATGATGTCCGGCGAATGGCGTCCTACGCGCGATGGTGCGCATTCGGGAACCGTCGGCTATCACCTCTCCGGGCTCTATTCGCCGGTGGGCTGGCTCTCATGGGCCGATATCGCCCGGATGTGGGAAGCCGCGCAGACGAGCGACGAGGCGAAGCGCAGCTTCATGAACGGCGTCCTCGGCGAGACTTGGATCGAGACCGGCGAGGCGCCGGACTGGCAGCGGCTCTACGAGCGGCGCGAGCCATGGCGCATCGGCACGGTGCCGAGCGGTGGTCTGTTTCTCACGGCGGGCGCAGACATCCAGAAGGATCGCATCGAAGTCTCGATCTGGGCCTGGGGTCGCGGGCTCGCGAGCTGGCTCGTGGACCATATCGTCATCCCCGGCGGCCCGGACAGCGCCGGGTCTTGGGAGGCTTTGACGGATCTCCTCGGCCAGACCTGGCCGCACGCCCATGGCGTTCGGCTGAGCCTCTCGAAACTCGCAATCGACACAGGCTTCGAAGCGCCAGCCGTCTATGCATGGGCACGCCAGCAGGGATTTGCGCAGGTCATTCCCATCAAGGGCGTCGAGGGGTTCAATCGCGCAGCACCGGTCACCGGCCCGTCCTTCGTGGATGCGACGGAAGGCGGCCGGAAGATCCGCCGTGGCGCGCGACTCTGGACGATCGCGGTTTCGACCTTCAAGGCCGAGACCTATCGCTTCCTGCGATTGTCGAAGCCCACCGACGAGGATGCGGCGGATGGAGCGCAGGGTCCGGCCGGAATTGTGCACTTGCCCCACGGCGTCGACGCCGAATGGGTGAAGCAGCTCGTCGCCGAGCATCTGGTGACCGTCACGACCAAGCGCGGCTTCCAGAAGCTCGAATGGCAGAAGGTTCGTGAACGAAACGAGGCGCTGGACTGCCGGGTCTACGCCCGCGCCGCCGTCTGGATCGCCGGAGCCGACCGCTGGTCCGAGGAGAAGTGGCGCGATCTCGAAGATCAGGTCGGCCCCCAGCCTGCGGACACCGACGACACGCACTCGAACATCGAAGCCGGGCGTCTCGCCCGTCCAAACCCGCCATCGACCAAGCGGCAGAGCGACTGGCTCGGCCCGCGCGGGAAGTGGTTCTGAGGAACAGTCATGGCCTGGACGACCGAGGAACTCGATGCGCTGAAGCGCGCCTATGCCAGCGGCACGCTCCGGGTCAGCTATGACGGCAAGACAGTCGAGTATGGCTCGGCGGACGACCTGCTGAAGCGGATCCGCACCATCGAGACCGAGATCACCGCATCCTCCGGCGTGCCGCGCCCAATCGCGGGCTATGCCGGGTTCGGACGGGGCGAGCGGTGAGCCAGATCACCTTCCTCGACCGAATGGTGGCGTGGGCCGCGCCCGAGGCAGGCGTGAGGCGGGCACTCGCGCGGCGAAGTTTCGAGGCGCTCAGCGTCAAGACCCGTGGCAATTCCCGTGGCTATGACGGCGCGGCCAAGGGACGGCGCACGGACGGATGGAAGGCGGCGGGAACATCGGCAGATGCCGAGATCGCGGCCGCCAGCGGCCTGCTGCGGGACCGCATGCGCGATCTCACCCGCAACAATCCGCACGCAGCGAAGGCTGTGTCCGTGCTGGTCAACAGCATCGTCGGCAGCGGCATCATTCCGCGCGCTGCGACGGGTGACGCGAGGCTCGACGAGACGGTGGACCGGCTCTGGACCGAGTGGACCGCCGCCTGCGACGCCGACGGGCAACTCGACATCTTCGGGTTGCAGACCCTGGCGGTGCGGGAAATGATCGAGGCTGGCGAAGTCCTGATCCGCCGCCGCCCGCGGCGTCTCAGCGATGGTCTGGCCGTTCCGCTCCAGGTCCAGATCATCGAAGCCGATCTGCTGGACAACACCCGCAACGGCGATCTCGCCGATGGCGGGCGTTTGCTTCAGGGCATCGAGTTAGATCCCTTGGGCCGACGCCGTGCCTATTGGCTTCACGCCCAGCACCCGGGCGACGCGGTCGTCACCATGCGCCGACGCCTCGAAAGTCTCGCCATCCCAGCGAGCGAGGTCCTGCATCTTTACGAGAAGCAGCGCACGCAGGTCCGCGGCGTCCCGTGGGGCACGCCGGTAATGCGGGCGCTGCGCGATCTCGACGACTGGACGCAGGCCGAGCTGGTCCGGAAGAAGACGGAAGCCTGCGTCGTCGGCATCGTGCTTGGCGCCGACGAAGCCGATCAGGGCATCGCCCCGTCGGTGGTCGACGCCGACGGCAACCGCGTCGAGCAGTTCGAGCCCGGGCTGATCGCCTATGCGCGCGGCGGCAAGGACATCCGCTTCAACCAGCCCGCCACGACGGCGGGTGTCGGCGAATGGCTCCGCGCGCAGCTTCACATCGTGGCGGCGGGCTTCCGTATGCCCTACGAGCTGCTGACCGGCGACCTCAGTCAGGTCAACTATTCATCGATCCGGGCGGGGCTCGTGGAGTTTCGTCGGCTGATCGACGCCGTCCAATGGCAGATCGTCATCCCCGTGCTGTGCCAGCCCATGTGGGCCTGGTTCTGCCAGGCCGCGTGGGCCGCCGGAAAACTGCCGCGCCCGGACATTACGGTCGAATGGTCGCCGCCGCGCTTCGAAGCCGTGGACCCGCTGAAGGACGCGATGGCCGATCTTCTGGCCCTGCGCTCGGGCACCATGTCGCTAGCGCAGGCCATTGCGCGTCAAGGTCACAACCCGGACGCCGTGCTCGCCGAGATCGCCGCCATGAACGCCAAGATCGACGCCCTCGGGCTCATTCTCGACAGCGATCCGCGCCGCGTAACGAAAACCGGCGTGATGCAGGCTGACACCACCGGCCAACCCGACAATCCCGACACCTGAGCTTTTGCCCCATGACCCGAAACATCGACCTGCCACCGCTGACGCGGGCGGCGGACCTGTTGCCTGCCTCGATCGATGCGGCCGAGCGCACCATCGAGGTGGTCTGGTCGACCGGCGCGCGGGTGCGCCGCACTCCGTTCTTCGGCGATCCGTTCGACGAGGAACTGGCGATGGATCCGCGCGCCGTCCGTCTCGATCGCCTGAACGCGGGCGCGCCGCTCCTGAAGGTGCACGATGCCTCTGTGCTCGACAGCATCATCGGCTCGGTCGTGCCGGGCAGCGCCCGCATCGAGAACGGACGCGGCATCGCCCGTGTCCGCTTCTCCGACCGGGCCGAGGTCGAACCGCTCTGGAAGGACGTCGAGGCTGGGCACATCCGTGCGGTCTCGATCGGCTACCAGGTCCATCGCTTCGAGGTGTCCAGGCAGGCGGGCGCGCCCGAGTTGTGGCGCGCGGTCGACTGGACGCCGTTCGAGATTTCCGCAGTGCCCATCGGCGCTGATCCGGCTGCGGGTTTCCGTGCCGAGAAATCCTCCGAAAGTTCTTTGCCCCTTCACCCCTGCGTCGTCCACCGCGCCGACGCTCCAACTCAGGAGAAAGCAGCCATGGACGACGCTGTGACCGACAACACCGATACTCAGACGCGCCAGGCCGCGACTGAACCACAGGATCGCGTGCCGACCACGCCCATGATCGATGCGGAGGCGATCGCCGCCCGCGCGCGCGGCACGGAGCGCGAGCGGGTTGGAACCATCTACGATCTTGCCGGCCGCCTGCACCTCGAGCGCAGCTTCGCCGACGACCTCGTCAAGCGCGGCGTCACGCTCGACGCGGCGCGCAGCGAGATCCTCGACAAGGTCGCCACCGATGCCGAGAGGACGCGGGTTTCGCCTCAGGTCAGCATCCCGCTCGGCGGCCGCGATGAACGCGTCACCCGTCGCGACGCCGTGTCGAACGCTCTTCTGCACCGCTACTCGCCGACGCTCTTCCCCTTGAGCGAACCGGCGCGGGAATATCGCGGCATGACGCTCGTCGAGCACGCCCGCGAGTTCCTCTCAAGCTCGGGCGTCAATGTCCGCGGCATGTCGCGCGACGAGATCGCCACGCGCGCTCTCCATTCCACCTCGGACTTCCCCGAGGTTCTCGCCGCCGTGACGGGCAAGACGCTGCGGCAGGCCTACGACGCCTATCCGCGCACCTACGTGCCCTTCTGCCGACAGGTTCTCGCGACCGACTTCCAGGCGATGCACCGTGTGCAGCTCGGCGAAGCGCCGCAGCTCGTGAAGGTCAACGAGGGCGGCGAGTTCAAGCGCGGCACTCTGGCCGAAGGTCGCGAGAGCTACCGTGTCGAGACCTACGGGCGCGTCGTCGCGGTCACCCGGCAGGTCCTCATCAACGACGATCTCGACGCCTTCACCCGCATCCCGGCGATGTACGGCACGGCGATCGCCACGCTGGAGAGCGATGTGGTCTGGGGCATCATCCTGGCCAACGCCGCCATGAGCGACTCCATCGCGCTGTTCCACCAGAACCACGGCAATCTGGCGAACCCGGCCACCGCGCTCAGCGTCACCGCGATCGGCGCGGCGCGCGCGGCTATGGCCCGGCAGACGGGGCTCGATAAGAAGACGATCCTCAATGTCCGGCCCGCCTATCTGATCGTGCCGGCGTCGCTCGAACTCGCGGCCGAGCAGCTTGTGGCGCAGAACCTCGTGCCTGCCCAGACCGGCAACGTGGTCCCGTCCTCGATCCGCACGCTGACACCGATCTCCGAGCCTCGTCTCGACGCCGCGAGCCTCACTGCCTGGTATCTGGCGGCGAACCCCGCCCAGATCGACACCATCGAGTACGCCTATCTCGAAGGCCAGCAAGGCGCCTACATCGAGACGCGCAACGGCTTCGACGTCGACGGCGTCGAGATCAAGTGCCGCCTCGACTTCGGCGCGAAGGCGATCGACTGGCGCGGGCTCTACCGCAATCCCGGCGCGTGATCGTCGCCGGAACTCTTCCCAATCACCTGACACTCTCGGAGAAGTCCCATGCGCGGCTACATCCAGCCCGGCAACACAATCACGCTTCCCGCCCCCTATGCGGTCGCGTCCGGCGACGGACTGCTGGTCGGCGCGATCTTCGGCATCGCGACCGGATCGGCGGCCATCAACGCCGAGGTCGAGACCCTTACCGAGGGCGTGGTCGAACTGCGCTAAGCCCCGTCCCAGGCATGGGCCGTCGGTGCGCGCATCTACTGGGACAACGCCGCACGTCTCGCGACGACCGTGATCGCATCGAACACCCTGATCGGCGCTGCGACCGAGCCGGTGGCAGGCGGGGCAAACGATACCATCGGCCGCGTTCGTCTCAACGGCGTGGC